GATCATAAGTTTGTTGTATCTGCAGATTATATTGCAACCATTTGTGAACCTATTTCAAGTGTAAAGGAAATGTTTCTTAAGAAAACTGAAAATGCATTATCTGTAGAAGGAGTGCAAGACGAAATCCCACTGTCCCCAACGGAGATTATCAATGAGTGATAAGATTATTAAGTGCCTATTAGTTGATATTGACAATATTTTGATTAGTGAAGTTGAAGAGGTGGATTCTGCCATTGGTGATCCCGATTGTAGACTTATCAAACCATATCGTTTTTATGTTGATGGTAAGATGGAACCATGGGTCAAAGCATCTAATCAAACAGAGTATATGATTCGCTCTAGCGATGTTTTTACGATTGCTGACCCCAGTCCTGAAGTAATTGCAAATTATCTCAAACTTACGGAATGAAGGTATTGAGTATTGACCTGGACTATATTATGAGTCCAGTGATTGAATTATACAATAATACTTTTTTTGATCAAAATCCTACTTTGAGGTGGGAAAAATTATTTGATAATACATCCTTTAAAGAAAGTCATTTTTATATCGATCAGGGTAACCTTCTTTATTGTTTTAACACTTATTTGAAAGCATTAAAGCATTGTGATAGTGTTACTTTTGGATATGACCACGATGCTATTCTTTACACTTTGCATGATTGTGAGGATATAGAACTAATTAATATTGACCATCATGACGATATTTTTGGTGGAGATTATCTAAGAAGTTCTTCCTCACCCGAAAGAGCATATCGCAAAGAATTTGATGCTGCGATGGATCATGGGCGTGTTCATGAAGGCAATTGGGGATGTTGGTTAGGTGGCATGGGTAAGTTAAAATCTTTTGTTTGGATTGGTAATAAAGAAAGCCAAAACAAATCAAGAAATAAGTACAATGAAAAAGTAGTTCTCAACTATCTGAATACAGAAAGAGAGAACTATGAGTTTGAAGATTATAATTTTGACCATATATTCATTTGCCTCTCACCCCAATACATTCCCAAGCAGCACTGGCATTATTTTTCAATGTTCATCTCCACATTTGAGGAAATGACTGGAAAAGATGCTATAATACATACGGACAAATTCCAGTTTCATACCAACCTAGACAGAGTACATAATGAGATTTTACACCAATGTTCAAATGGTCGGTGACCACTTCTTGGTCCGAGGTTATGAGAACGGTAAGCACTTTGCTATCAGGGAAAAATTTTATCCAACTCTGTTTGTAGCATCAAAAAAACCCACAAAGTTCAAAACACTTGAAGGCGAATATGTTGAATCGGTTGAACCTGGAACTGTTCGTGATTGTCGTGAGTTTATCAAGCGATATGATGGTGTAGACAACTTTAAAATCTACGGGAACGACAGATACATCTATCAATATATTTCTGAGAAGTATCCCGAAGAAGAGATTAAGTTTGATACTACCAAGATTAAAATCTCTACGATTGATATTGAGGTTAAATCTGAAAATGGATTTCCAGATGTTGAATCTGCCGCTGAGGAAGTACTCCTCATTACCGTGCAAGACTATACTACCAAACAGATCCGTACCTGGGGTCAAGGATCCTTCAATAATAAACAACAGAATGTTATCTATAAGGGGTTCAGAACTGAGTATGAACTTCTAAATGATTTCATTAACTGGTGGATGATTGAAGAGAATACTCCTGAGGTTGTAACTGGTTGGAACAGTGAACTGTATGATATGCCATACCTGGTGCGCCGTATTGACAGAATTCTTGGTGAGAAGTTGATGAAACGTATCTCTCCTTGGGGTCTTGTTACTGAACGTGAGACCATGATTATGGGTAGAAAACACATTTCTTATGATGTTGGGGGTATCACGCAACTTGATTACCTAAATCTTTATAAGAAGTTTACTTATAAAGCGCAGGAGTCCTATCGTCTGGACTATATTGCGAGTGTGGAACTTGGACAGAAGAAACTAGATCACAGTGAGTTTGATACATTCAAAGACTTTTACACAAATGGGTGGCAAAAGTTTGTAGAATATAACATCATTGACGTAGAACTTGTTGACCGTATGGAAGACAAGATGAAACTGATTGAACTAGCAATCGTTATGGCGTATGACGCTAAGGCGAACTATGCTGATGTGTTCTCCCAGGTTCGTATGTGGGATACGATTATCTACAACTATCTCAAAAAGAGAAATATCGTTATTCCACCAATCGTTCGTTCTGATAAAGACTCTAAGTATGCAGGTGCATATGTCAAGGAACCGATTCCAGGAAAGTATGATTGGGTGGTTAGTTTTGACCTTAATAGTCTCTACCCTCACCTTATTATGCAGTACAATATCTCGCCAGAGACCCTACTGGAGGAACGCCATCCCTCGTCAACAGTTGATAGAATCCTTAATGAGGAAATAAATTTTGAACTCTATAAGGATAATGCTGTTTGTGCTAACGGTTCAATGTACCGTAAGGATAAGCGTGGATTCCTTCCAGAGTTGATGGATAAGATCTATAAAGATCGCACCATCTATAAAAAGAAGATGCTTCAGGCAAAGCAAGATTATGAAAAGACTCCAACTAAGGCACTGGAGAAAGAGATTGCGCGATGCAATAACATTCAGATGGCTCGCAAGATTCAACTCAACTCTGCATATGGTGCTATTGGTAATCAGTACTTTAGGTACTATAAATTGGCCAATGCGGAGGCGATTACGCTTTCTGGTCAAGTCTCTATCCGTTGGATTGAGAATAGGATGAACAAATACCTGAATAAGGTATTGAAAACTGAAGGTGAAGATTATGTTATTGCTTCTGATACCGATTCCATTTATCTTAATATGGGTCCTCTGGTTGAAAGTGTATACAAGGGAAGAGAGAAAACTACTGAAGGCATTGTCACGTTCCTTAATAAGATCTGTGAGGTGGAACTTGAAAAGTATATTGACCGTTGCTACCAAGAACTGGCGGATTACGTCAACGCCTACGACCAAAAAATGTTCATGAAACGTGAGAACATTGCTGAACGTGGTATCTGGACTGCTAAGAAGCGATATATTCTCAACGTATGGGACAGTGAAGGTGTTCGTTATGATGAACCTAAACTGAAGATGATGGGTATTGAGGCAGTTAAATCTTCCACTCCTGCTCCTTGTCGTAAGATGATTAAGGAAGGTCTTAAACTCATGATGAATGCTACAGAAGAAGATGTTATTAACTTCATTGATAAGTGTCGTGCGGAATTCAAACAACTTCCTCCAGAAGAAATTGCATTCCCCAGATCTGTGTCAGATGTGGTAAAGTACCGTTCTTACTCAGACATTTATGCAAAGGGAACTCCCATTCATTGTCGTGGTGCTCTTCTCTTTAATCATTATATTAAGGAGAAAAAACTCACCAATAAATATTCACTTATCAACAACGGTGAGAAAATTAAGTTTCTCTACCTGAAAAAACCGAATATCATTCAAGAGAATGTTATTTCTTTCATTCAAGATTTCCCGACAGAACTTGGTCTTGACAAGTACATTGACTATGACCTACAATTTGAAAAGAGTTTTGTTGAACCACTTAAATCAATTCTTGATGCGATTGGATGGAATGTTGAAAAAACTGTAAACTTGGAACTATTTTTTGGCTAAATGGAACTGCCTATCAACGACAAAGAACTGGACACCATCATCAGTGCATTGCGACTGGGTGGTGATGTAGCACTTTATCAAAAACTCAATAATGTTAAAGCAACTCGTCAGATGAATTCTATCAAGACTGAAGTTGATACTGAAAAATTTGGATTTGTATTGTAATGGATTTTCTAACTGAAATTGTAAAAGAGATTGGTGATGACTTTACCAAACTCGCTTCTGATATTGATGAAAGTGAAAGTTTTGTGGACACGGGTTCGTACATTTTTAACGCCCTCGTTTCAGGTAGTCTATTTGGTGGTGTATCTGGGAATAAGATTACTGCCATTGCTGGCGAGTCTAGTACTGGAAAAACTTTTTTCAGTCTCGCCGTTGTCAAGAACTTCTTGGATTCTAATCCTGATGGGTATTGCCTATATTTTGACACTGAAGCCGCTGTTAATAAGTCTCTTCTCGCAAGTCGGGGTGTTGACCTAGATCGCACTGTTGTGGTGAATGTGGTTACTGTTGAGGAGTTTCGTAGTAAGGCACTGAAGGCAGTTGATCTTTATCTAAAAAAACCTGAAGATGAACGCAAACCTTGTATGTTTGTGTTAGACTCTTTGGGAATGCTTTCCACTGAGAAAGAGATTACTGACGCACTCAACGACAAACAAGTTCGGGACATGACCAAATCCCAACTTATCAAAGGTGCCTTCAGAATGCTCACACTCAAGTTGGGTCAGGCAAACATTCCAATGATTGTTACTAACCACACTTACGATGTCATCGGTGCATACGTTCCAACTAAAGAGATGGGTGGCGGCAGTGGTCTTAAATATGCGGCGTCCACGATTATTCATCTTACTAAGAAAAAGGAAAAAGATGGAACAGAAATCGTTGGAAACCTTATCAAGGCAAAGACTGCTAAGTCGCGTCTAAGTAAAGAGAATCAAGATGTTACGGTTCGTCTTTTCTATGACGAGCGTGGTCTTGATCGCTATTATGGTCTGCTAGAATTGGGAGAACTTGGCGGTCTTTGGAAGAATGTCGCTGGGCGATATGAGATGGATGGGAAAAAGGTTTACGCGAAAGCAATCCTGAAAGACCCTGATACATATTTCACCCCTGAGGTGATGGAAAAACTGGACACCATTGCAAGAGAAACTTATTCTTATGGAGCGAATTGAGACAACTATTCTGCGAAACCTTGTTTTCAATGAAGAGTACTCTCGCAAAGTAATTCCGTTTATTGAACCTGATTATTTTGAACAGAGAACCGAGAAGATTATCTTTGAGGAGATTACTCAGTTTATTGTGAAATATGGCAATGCTATTACAATTGAAGCACTTGCCATTGAATTAGAAAATCGTACTGATCTCTCTGAAACAGAGGTCAAAGAGTCCCGTGAGATTACTTCATCTCTGACGGATGCTCCCGCAGATAGTAAATGGTTGGAAGATACTACTGAGAAGTGGTGTCGTGACCGTGCAATTTATCTTGCTTTGATGGAATCTATTGGCATTGCCGATGGTGGAGACAAAGAAAAGAACCGTGACGCTATTCCTTCAATCTTGTCGGATGCACTCGCGGTTTCTTTTGATAATCATATTGGACACAATTACTTAGAAGACTATAAAGAACGATATGAGTCGTATCATAAGAAAGAAGATCGTATTCCGTTTGATCTTGAGTATTTCAATAAGATTACGAAAGGTGGTCTTCCTAACAAGACTCTTAATGTCGCTCTTGCTGGGACAGGTGTTGGTAAGTCTCTTTTCATGTGTCATATGGCTAGCTCCGTTTTGCTTAACGGACGTAACGTGCTTTACATTACAATGGAGATGGCAGAGGAGAAAATTGCTGAACGTATTGATGCAAACCTTCTGAATGTTCCTATTCAAGATCTGGCAGACCTTCCCAGAACTTCATTTGAAAACAAAGTAACTAGTCTTAGCAAAAAAACACAGGGTCAACTTATAATTAAAGAGTATCCTACTGCAAGCGCACACAGTGGACACTTTAAGGCACTTCTTAATGAACTTGCACTTAAGAAGTCTTTTAAACCTGACATCATATTTGTGGATTATCTCAATATTTGCGCCTCGTCGCGTTACAAAGGATCTGCCAATATTAATTCCTATACTCTTGTTAAGTCTATTGCAGAGGAACTTAGAGGATTGGCTGTCGAGGCCGAGGTCCCTATCGTATCTGCCACCCAGACCACTCGTTCTGGTTATGGTAGCTCTGATGTTGACCTTACTGATACTAGTGAATCCTTTGGTCTCCCTGCTACTGCTGATCTTATGTTTGCCCTTATTAGCACGGAAGAACTGGAACAATTGGGACAGATTATGGTGAAGCAGTTGAAGAATCGTTATAATGATCTCTCAGTTTTCAAGAGATTTGTTGTTGGTATTGACCGTGCCAAGATGCGTCTTTATGATTGTGAACAGTCTGCACAAGACGATATACTTGACTCTGGACGAGAAGCAGAGTATAATTACGAAGAAGAACAGAAACCTAAAAAATCATTCGACGGATTTAAATTCTAATGACAAAGCAAGTTGATTTTGAACGCTACGAAAAGTTTGTTGATGCTGTCACCTCTGATGCATCTACTGATTTTGTTGCTCTTTCTGACCGTCTGGTTGAATTGGACGAAAAGGGTGCAAACATTGAACGTCTCCTGACTGCTGGTGTTGGTATCAATGCAGAAGGTGGTGAGTTCCTTGAAATTATCAAGAAGATGATTTTTCAAGGTAAACCTTGGGATACTCACAACAAAGAACACCTTGTTATTGAACTTGGTGACCTGATGTGGTATGTTGCCCAAGCATGTATGGCGCTTGGTGTTTCTTTCGATGAGGTCGTTGCCCGTAATGTGAAGAAACTGGAAGCACGTTATCCTGGGGGATCTTTTGATGTATACTATTCTGAGAATCGTGCGGAGGGAGACCTGTGATTAATATAGAACTGGAATTGAGACAAGCAGCGGCAGTGCGCGAAGCACTGTTCCGCTCTACCTCTCAAGATAGTTATGAGTTTCCTTCTCAACGGACTATCGAAATTAGAGAAGCAATTGTTATTTTAGATGAACAAATTAGTAAGAAAGTATCTGAAACTAGTAAAGAAGATTCCTGAACGCCACTATTGGCCACTCTTTATCTTCCTCTCATTATACTTTGTTGTTCCGTATAGTGAGTTTGTAGTCACCATTCTTGCACTTGGATACTTCAAGTTTGAACAGCAATA